ACCACAACCTTATCATGAATATGTAATTGGTGTTGATCCATCTATCGGTAGAGAAAGAGATTATTCAGCATTTCATATAGTTGATTTGTATAATGGGGAACAAGTTGCTGAATTCTATTCTAATAAAACTACTTTAGATGATCTGGCAAATATTATAGCTGCTGAAGGAAGATTATACAATACTGCATTTGTTATCCCAGAAAGAAATGCTATTGGTAATAACCTAATTTACTTCCTGAAAGAAACTTTAGAATATGAAAATTTAGTATACGATGAGAATCGTGATATTGGAATTCAAGTTACACAAAAGAATAGAGAGATTTTATTGGCAAATATGGAAAATGCCATTAGAACAGCTAAACTTAAAATAAACTCTGAAAGGTTGGTTAATGAATTACTAACCTTCGTTATAGATCCAGAAACAGGTAAAATTGAAGCAGATGTAAACTGCCATGATGATTTAATTTCTGCATTAGCTCTTTGTGTCCATGCTTTTAATAATATAGTTGGATCAACACCAATGGAAAGAGATAGTTTAATAGATAAACTATCTAATTCTCCCCCAAGCATTTATTCAACTAAATATAGTATGAAAACTGCTACAGGCGGGATATCAGAAGAAGATATATCATGGTTGATAAAAAATTAAATGAAGGTTTTACAGAATTTGCTAACCCACAAAATCCTTGGTTCCACCCGTTTGGAGTTGTAGGAAGATTTTTTAGCAGATTTCTATCAAGACAGGCAAGAGGGGAAAATGATAGTAACCCTCCAGATCAAATTGAAGATCCTGTAACACATAAAAAGGTTCAAGCAAGCCAACCTTTAGATGGTGATACAGTTGCCTCAGATAAAGTTATTATAGCTTCTACGATGTTGCACTCAAAAGGTGCCCATCCAATACTCCCAGAAATGGAGTATGATAGACGTAGGAGATATAGAGAATATGAGGATATGGATGGATACCCTGAAATTTCATCAGCTTTTGATATTTACGCTGATGATTGTTCCCAAGAAAATTTGGATGGAACTAAGTGGGATATTATAAGTGAAGACGAAATGGCTAGGGATGAGGTATCAAGATTATTTGATACTATTAACTTAGACCAATATCTTTGGGATATTGTAAGAAACACAGTAAAGTATGGGGATAACTTTATTGAATTAGTAGTGGATACTAAGAATATCAAGAAAGGTATTCAAAGAATTAAAATTCTAAATCCAAATTACATTTATAGAGTTGAAAATGAATTCGGATATTTGAAGAGCTTTTTCCAGCAAATTCCAGCTAAGGATGAATGGACTTCTTATGGTGGTGCAGGACCAGATATTGAAAATAGCCAGATTATTCCATTAGATCCAGGACAAATAGTCCACTTTAAGTTATATACTTCAGACCCAACACACTACCCTTACGGTAAGTCTGTAGCTCAATCAGCAAGGCAAATATATAAAAGCCTAAAAATGATGGAAGATGCTATGTTGATCTACCGTCTATGTTTAGTAGGAGATACAAGAGTCTCTACTAATGAGGGCTACAAATATATAAAGGATATTAATAAGGGGGACTTAGTATACTGTTTTGCTGGACCATCAAAAGGGCTTGAATTAACTAAAGTTACAAATTCATGGGAAACTGGGACTAAGCCAGTATATGAGGTTAGGTCTCAGCATTTTAAAGTTACTGGGACGGAGACTCACCCAATTTTAGTTTTGAATAGAGATACTATGGAAGTTTCTTATGTTCCAATAAAAGAGTTGGAGCCAAAGACTCATAGTTTTGTTTATGAAAAATCTATAAATAATAATGTAGTTAAGGCCCTTTATTCAACTAGGGATCTTGCATGTAAGATCACTAACACTGATGTTTTTGTTAATTTATCATTAAATAAAAAAGAGGATGAGATTACAAAACTATCACAATCTATTGGATTAAATAGAAATTCAATTAGAAATTTCCTTTACGGACAACAGTTTTTAAAACAAGAGCAAGCGTTTAAAGTTTTAGAACACTTTGGTATATTAAAAGAGTGCCAGCTAGAATCTAAATTTGAAGGATTTTGTTCAAATCAAAACTTTAGAATCCCAGCTTATGTTGATTCTGAGTTTGCAAGATTATTTGGATTTATGCTTGGGGATGGTAGCATAAGCGATAATGCCCTTACTTTTGCTGAGGGAGAACACGAAGGGATTAATAATTACTACTCAAGCCTTTTAGAGAAATATTTTGGAAAATGTGTAAGATATACAACTTCAGGAAGAAAGTATGGTAACTATACTTCAAACTCAACTTTAGGTGCTGAGCTTTTTAAGAGTCTAGGATTTAGTAATGGGGCACACTCTAAGAGATTCCCAGAATGGGCTTTTAAAGTTTCAGATGACATTAAGCTTAATTTAGTTTTAGGATTTGCTGATGCTGATGGAACAAAGAGAAGTCTTTCTAATAATTATTGGACAACAGAAATAGAAATTTGTAATAAAGAATTATTAGAAGATATAAAAGAACTTTGGACTTCTATTGGTCTTTGCTCAGGGCATATCAGAAAAAGAGTTAGAAAAGGCCATATTCTAGAAGGTAGAGAGTTACCTGAAACTACAAGCTATTCTTTATACTTAAGTAGTAAGGACTTAGATCATTTTGAACCAATTCAATCAATAACTCACATTGGAGAAGAGAAAGTATATGATATTGAAGTAGAGCATGAAAAACACAATTTTATAGCAAATGGTGTAGTAGTGCATAACTCAAGAGCACCGGAAAGAAGAATTTTCTATTTAGATACAGGTGCTTTGCCATCTTCCAAGGCTCAAGCTCATATCCAAGAGCAAATGAATAGATTTAAAAAGTCTAAAGTATTTGATAATAAAACCGGAAATATAAACGCAACATATAATGCAATTGCAGCAGATGAAGATTTTTATATTGCTGTAAACGGAAAAGGATCAGGAACAAAAATTGAAACTCTTCCAGGTGCTGAAAACCTAGGAGAAGTAGATGATGTTAAATACTTTAGGGATAAGCTATTAGCTTCATTAAAAATTCCAAAAGATTACATTGTTGAAAAAGACCAATCACCAGAGAGAAAAGCTAACTTAAGTCAATTAGATGTTAAGTTTGCAAGAGTAATTAACAGAATTCAAAAATCTGTGGAAACCGGATTACAATTAATTGCAAAGAGACATTTGCTAATTAAGGGGTATCCAAAGCATATTGTAAACAGATTAAAGGTTAAATTACCAGCCCCTTCTGATATGGCTAGAAAACGCCAATTAGATCTGGATGAGCAAAAAGCTAGAGTTGTATCCGCTGTAAAAGGGTTAGGTCTATTCCCAACAAAGAAAATTTACAAAGATTACTATCAATTAAATGATTATCAGATAGAAGAAATTAAAGCTGAACTAAAGAAAGAAATGAATGATCCAGTATTTGGCCAGCAACAAATGCCTGGAATGGGAGGCCCTGGGATGCCTATGGATGATCCAATGTCTGGTGGAATGCCCCCAGAAGGAGGTATCCCACAACAGGAACCAAATGAAAATGTTCCACCAACACAAAATGAAGCAATTGAAGCTTATTGGAGCTTTTTATCAGAACCAGCTAAACAGGTATTGTTAGAATTAAAATCAAGTGTTAACAAAAATAAAGTATAAACACACTATAAATAAAAATAGGTAACATATAAGTATGCTCACAAATTTAATTGAAAATCGTGGTAAAGAGTTTTCTAACCTGTTGAAAATTGGTGATTATCTAGCTAGATCACTAAGAGAGAATGTTGAATTATTCTTTGTTGATAATGGAAAGGTTTCCTATATCACTGAATCTGGTAAGGTAATAGTTGGTAGTTATTCATTCAAGCCAACTTTAAAGCTTACAAACATTCAAATAGATGATTCAACAATTTTAGAAGATCAAAATGCTTTTGATGCCATTACTGATAAGAAAGTCAGTATTTTCCTAGAGAAGATACTTAATGACGACTATCAAGAAGCTTCAGAATCTTTTGATGCTATTTTAAACTTATGGGAAACAAAGCTCTCATATGATAGAATTAAAGAGCGCCTTAATGAAAAGACAGCTAGATTTGGCGAGCAATCTAAAATTGTATCCTCCCCAGAGTTTGAAAAAGTTTGGGAAATCAAGGATCATATTGTAGAGTTCTTAAAGGAGAACTCTGATATTGTTAATATCCCAGAAATAAAGAATGGGATAAAGCTAGCTACGGTTGTATCAAATTCTTTTAATCTACCTAAAGTAAGTTTTGATGACCTTAAGGAATCAAAAGTATTCCAAGTAAACACTTTAAATAATAAATCAATCTATGAGCATCTTTGCAGGCAGGAACTAATTGCAAAAGAGCTACTAGAAGCTAAAGAAAATTTTGACACAATTTGGGCTGATAATGAAAATATTTCAAATTTAGCTTCAATGGTCAATACCCTTGATAAGAATAAGGTAATG